CTACCGAGTAGTTTTAGATGATGGTGATGGTAAAGCAGCTTCTTATAGATATGAGCAACGTGAAGGTGATGTTGCAGCAATCTGGTATAAAATTTATGATATGGATTGGGGAGAACAAAGTATTCTCTCAAATTTTTTATTATCAACACAAGATGTCTATGTTTATAAACATGGTGTTTCTGACAAGGATGAAAATGGTGATGTACTTCTCGGAACGCTTAGTGGACAACATATCTACGGTGGAGATCTCGCAAATCAAAACCTTACCCTACATGCAAATTCAGGGGATGGAGTCGGAGCTAACACAGGCTTTATACAATTCGATGATCATACCCGGCCTATTGGCAATAATGTTTATGATGTTGGTACTGTCACTGATAAATTTAAAACAGGTCATTTTGGCACGAGTATTCTTGTTGGTGACATTACTATTTCTAATGGTCAGATCATATCAAGTTCAGGTGCTTTAACATTTAATGATGAAAATTTAACTACTACTGGAACTTTAACTGCAGGTATAACCACAGTTAATGGCCAGTTGGTAATGAAACAAATAACAACACCATCTAACCCCGCTGCTACATTCGACTCTTTATATTTTAAAGCAGATGAAAAACTTTATAGATTAACAAGTGGTGGAGTAGAGAAATTAGTTGGATTAGAATTTTCCTCTACCAATGACAATAGATTAATTAGATCTAATGGTACAGGTGGAGATGCGATTCAAGAATCTGGAGTAATAGTTTCAGATTTAGATGCTATTACCGGGGTGACAGCATTAACGATAGATAATTTATTTCTTGATGGAAATACAATATCAAGTTTAAATACTAATGGAGATATTAATCTAACTCCAGATGGTACTGGAAAAGTTGTTACTCCAAATTTAAAAGTAACAGGTTTAACAAATGATAAACTATTAGTTCCTAGAACAGATGGAACATTAACATCTACCGGGATTGATGTAGATGGATCTGACAACGTAACAGGAATGTTATCTTTAGATGTTGCCAATTTTCTATTAACTGGAAATACACTATCAAGTACAGACACAGATGGAAATATAACTATAACACCTGATGGTACAGGTGAAGTTGTTTTCTCAAAAATACTAAGACCATCATCAAACGGAACCTTAGATTTAGGTAAAACATCAAACAGAATACAAAATTTATTTTTATCAGGTTCTATAGGTGATGGAACAGATTCAATAGCAATAGCAACATTATTATCTTTCAGAGATGCTTTAGTAGGTATAGCCGATGGCCATACACTATTTTACGATAATGCTTCTGGAAAATTTTTACCTTCCCTTCCAGATTTAGAAATAGATCATGGGGAGATCACAGGTTTATTAGATGATGATCATACGCAATATGTACTCCTTTCAGGTAGGAGTGGTGGTCAAGAGATTGTCGGAGACACGGATGCTTCTGGCAATCTCTTGTTATCAGCAACAAGTAATGCTGCTAAAGGCAGTATTTTCGCAAAGGATAACCTATCTCCATTCGTTGATGCAAGTTATTCTGCAGGATGGAACGGAACAGATCTAGGAGATCCAACTCACTATTTTAGAAACTTATATACAAAGGGTGAGCTTTTTGGAGCTAGGCTAGAAAATATATTAGCATCGGCTTTACCCGCATTTTCAGCAAATAATAAAGGTAGAGTTTTTTACGCTACTGATACTGAGAAACTTTATGTAGATACAGGATCTCAATTAAAAGTGGCAGGTGTAGGTAAACATTTAGAAGATTTAGCATTTAATGGTGTTGAACTAACAAAAACAATAAATGTTAGTGCAAATATTGGAGATGCTAGAAATGCTCTGATACAATTACTAGACAATACTAACAATTTTGAGAGAATATATTGTAAAATAGAAGCAACAAGTCAAACTGATGTAAGAGTAACTACCACAATACCGTTACCTGCAGGTAGTTATCGACTCATAGTTATGGAGTAAAAATGAAAGTTTTTGGACTATTAGAAAGAGCACAAGCTGAACCATTGGCATCAGATCCCACAGGTGCAGGTTTAATTGTAGGTAGATTTTTCTACCACAGTGGAACAGATAGTTTTAAATACTATGGTGTATCCATGCGAACAGTTGTTAATACTGATCAAGCACAGACTTTAGATAATAAGTCACTAACAACAGTTTTATTCCCACATCAAACAACACCTTCTAACCCCGCTTCTGGAAATATCAAAGTCTATTCAAAGAATGATGATAAATTATATGTACTAGATGAAAACGGAAATGAAACATCAGTTGGTTCAGGTGGTGGTGGATCACTAAACTTTTATGAAAAAGGTGATGCTGATCTAGCTCAAGTTGGAGAATTTTCTCAAGGTTCAGATCCTACTTTTGGTAATGGTGGAGCTTCAAGTTCTACATTTGCTTTAACAGCTACTAACCCCGCTCGTGGAACCAAGTCTTTTGAGATGACATTAAATGGTACACCTTCAGCTTCTAATAATGATTATGTAAGATCTGAATTAATACCTATTCCACTTGGATATAGAGGTCAATTTTTAACTATCAATTTAAGATACAATTACGATGGACTTAATGATGATATTAAATTTGTTGTAAGAGATGAAACAAACTCAGTTATTATTACAGATACAACAGAAAAATTTGAAAAATATACTAACTCAAATGGTTATAAAGAATTTAGCTTTGTAGTTTATGTTGCTCAATCTTGTGCGAACCTTTCAGTAGGGCCTCAAGTTGTGAGTCACGCTGCAGGTAGTGAAGTTTTAAAATGGGATGATGTTTTAGTCACTCCAGATTTAACTAGAAGTACAAGTTTAAAAGATGATACAGAAATTATTTCTTATACAGGATTTTTAACTAGAAGTGGAAATGATGTACAACTTGCATCTGTTTTAGAAGATACAAGTAAAGGTTTACTTGCTCACACATCAAATGCAGGTGGAACTAGAATACAGATATTAAAAGATTGTTATATAGCGGTAACATATAACTGTTCTACCCTTAGTGGAATAAATCTTTCTCAAATAGTTTTATTTAATGATACACCTGTAATTGAGCAATACTCAATAGATCAAGAAGGGTCAGGTGGAATAGCTTGGGCAAAATCAACATCTTTAAATGCCTACGTTAAAGCGGGATATGAACTAAGAGTACGGACATCAGTTAATGTTGATAACAATGGTGCAACAAATTTCACCTGTATAGCTACTCCACTTTCATCAACAGAACACATACTAACCCCTGCAAAGACAGGAGACATTGGAGCAATTCAAGCTTTTGGTACAACAACAACTCCAGATGGTTTTCTATATTGTGATGGTAGTTCACTTTTAAGATCTCAGTATGCAGATCTTTTTGCTTCACTTGGAACAGCTTACGGTACTGCAGATGGAGATCATTTTAATTTACCAGATTTCAGAGGTAACTTCATGAGAGGTTACGATGGGGTCGGTGCAGATCCAGATGCAGCTTCAAGGGTAGCATCTAAACCGGGTGGTAATACTGGAGACAATATTGGTTCTTATCAAGGACATGCTTTTCAAACGCATATACATAACTATGATGCTAGATTAGGGGCAATTCAAGGTGACTTAGTAGCAGGTTCACCTCACTTATCTAGGTTCATTACAACACAAGGAACAACGGCCCCGGTTACAGGAACAACATCTTCTGAAACAAGACCTGTCAACGTGTCAGTTCGTTACTATGTTAGATATAGATCATCAGTTACAACTGCAGCACTTCCAAAAGTTTATGCAGGTATAGTTGGAGATGTTAGACACTCTCTCTTAACTGAAGCACAATTCCAAACCTATGCAGGTGAGGGATGGGTTCTCATGGATGGTAGATCTGTAGTTGGATCTGCTTATGAAGCAATAACTGGAAATACAAATATTCCAGATGCTCGTGGTAGAGCACTAAGAATGAAAGATAATGCCGCAGGTGTAAACCCCGATGGTGATTTAGCTTTAGGTACATTACAAAGTGATGCGTTTCAAGGACATTGGCATCAGGTAGGAGTTAATAGTTCAGGAGCACTAGGTAATGCAGGTGTATCTGGAAAAGACGGTGGAGTACAGGGAAGTCCAAATAGAGCACAAGCTCCTGTAACAGATGGGGTGAATGGTACACCTAGAATTTCATCAGAGACAAGAATGGCAAATGCCACAGTTAACTTTTTTGTAAAAATTAACTAAGGAAGTTTAAGTGAAAAAATTTGGAGCTGAGTTAATTATTCTAGGTATACTGTTCCCGATTTTATTGGCAGTATCAGGATATGTTGCTTCAAAAACAGTTGACAATGAAAATGAAATATCAGCACTTAAAACTGCAGACAAGTACCAAGTAGAAATGCTTAAAGAAATGAAACTAGATATTAAAACTCTTCTAAAGAGATAACACCACAAAACCTGATAGGGAGAATAAAATGAATGATGAAACACAAGTAGAAGAAACAGTAGAAGAAAATGAAGAAGCTCTAAATGAGATTATGCAACAAAACCCTTTAAGTGAAGAAGTTGAAGAACTTGAAGCTGAAGAAGCTACAGAAAAAGTTGTTTTAGAAGAAGCTGAACTACCTGAAGTAGAAGCTCCAAAAGTTAAAGTAGGAGATCACAAAGGTATTAAAGAAACTAAAGAAGTTTTAAAACTTGGTTTCGCATTAGCTAAAGCTTACAAAGCGGCTAACTTAGATGGTAAAGTAAACCTTTTAGATGCTCCACTTCTAGTAAGAGCTTTTCCTGATTTAACAGCGGCCTTTGAAGGTATCACTGAAGTACCAGATGAAGTTAAAGATTTAAGTAAAGAAGAAGTAGCAGAGCTTTTAAATTTTGCCGCTGTACATTTATCTGAATCTTCTGATGATGAAAAACTTGTTGCAAAGGTTGAAAAATCTTTAGCAGTTGGATTAGCTATAGTGAGTCTATTAAAGGAATTTTAATGCTTCAGTTAAAAGCTATAATAGAGGCAATAACAGGTATTGCCTCTATCTTTAAAATTATAAAAGATCTCTATGAAGCACACATGGAGAAAAAAATAGAGAAGCACTATGAAAGAAAAAATTCTGTAATAACAAAAGTGTCTACAGAAATAGAAGTTGAAACAACAAAACCAAAGGAAGAACAAAGCGATGAAAAGCTTAAAGATTTACATCGTAGGCTTACTAACCTTAATAGCAGGGTGCAGTAGCTTTAAACTAATAAACCCTATAGAACCTGTAGGGCCTAAATGTATCCAACTTTCAAAGGATATGTTCTGCATAGATTCTGGAACAAAAAAAGAATACCTTGTACCACTAGATAAAACTCGTGGTTATCATTGTACAACTAATTTACATACAGCACAGTTGAAGCTTTTTTTATCTAATATTTTAGAGGATAATGAAAAATTAAAACAAAGAAGTAGGAGATAGAATGGGAACTTTAACACATGGATACTATAAACCGGATGATGGTGATAAAGGTAAAGTGCTTTTTGGACATTTAGAAGATAATATCCAACTTGTGAATGATCACAATCACGATGGGATTACAGGTTTAAAAGTTCTATCAACAAACATACAAAACCTTAGTCAAGTTGCTTTAAGTGCTAACTGGGTATCACAACCAAATGGTCTTTACAGACAACTCATATCTACAACAGGTGGTATTGATTATACTAATCATGCTGTGTTTTTTAGAGATGATGCTAACCAAGATCCATTAGAACTGACAACAGAGTTTGTTGCTTTAGCACAATTCTATGTCTACATAAATGACAATACTAAAGATGTAAAGATACTCTATACATAAGGGAAATAAATGTTAAACACAAGGCCTTTATATTTAGACGATTTTTCAGGTGGTATCACAGATAATTTCATTGATGCTCCTTTGAACAAATATCAATTTGCTCAGAACTTCTTAATAACAGAAAACAAAAAACTAGAAACAATTGCAGGTAGTAGAGTTTACGATTTAGATAAACCACAAATACCTTTAGGAAATCAAAGAGTAGGTTCTCTTATAGATTTCAATGATGATTTATTAGTCCAAGCTAACACAAAAGTTTACTATGAAAATGGAGCTGTGTGGGGAGAACTTACAGGGCCGGGTGGTTCTGCTTTTTCTATTGGTGATGCCAATTCAGGAATATCCACAGCATATTGGAATAATCATTTACTTTTAACCAATGATGAATACTCCCCTACAATTAAAATTTATAGAGATGACTTAGGTATTCTACAGTTAAGATCTGCAGGTTTACCAAGATTAGATTCAGATCCATCATTCGTTGGCACAGGTGGAGCTAATGATTACCTATATTCTTTTATATATTATTATGAGTATAAAGTTGGCACAGTAACTTTTGCTGATTTTGGGCCTACAAGAGATGGACAAGTTACAAGTGTAAATGCTCCTGATGTAAATAGTATTGGAATATCCCTTATACCTGTTTTAACAAATTCAGGTGGTAAACAATGGGATCTAGCAAATGTTAAAGTAAAAATATATAGATCTATTGCAGGTGGAACTGTTTTATATGAAGCGGGTGAAGTCACAAATGGAACAACAGTTTTCACTGATACATTATCTGATTCACTATTATCTACAAACGCAGTAATTTATACAGAAGGTGGAACTCAGCAAAATGCAGAACCACCATTGGCACAAGCATTACACGTTAATAATGGTGTTGCTTGGTATGGAAATGTTAAAATTGGTTCTGAAATAATTGCTAACAGAGTGTACCAATCACAACCATCTGACATTGACTCAGTACCAGAAACAAATTTTATAAACTTAGAAGATGACATTATGGCTATATCTTCTTACTTAGATAGAACCATTGTTTTATGTAAGAGATCTGTCTATCGTTTAGATGGAACTTTTAATGAGCAAGGTGGTGGTGGAGTAGAGTACCAGAAAATATCTGATAAACTTGGATGCGTTAGTTTATCTTCAGTTGTCAGGGTTCAGGATGGTGTTGTCTTTGCTTCAGAAGAAGGTTTTTGTTTCACTGATGGATTTAAAACATTTAAAATTTCAGATGACTTCAATAAAAGATATAAAACTTATGTTCAAACAGATGTGCAAAGAAAGCGTATATACGGTACTTATGACAGAATAGATGGAAGAGTTTGGTGGAGTGTACAGTCAGGTGAAGGACTATCTGATGACATAGACAACTCATATATCTTAGATACTCGATATGGCTTCACATCAAATTCTTCTTTTACAACTGCAGGTAATCAGCCTGAATATTCTCCAACATCTTTAATTTTTAAAGATGGAGATATGATAAGGGGAGACAAGCGTGGATTTCTTTTTCAACATGATGATGAATTATTATCACACCCTAAAATTGATTTATCTAAAAATCCTTCAACTTGGTTTAAAGCACCAATACAATATGATTATGTATCAAGTGCTACTGGTTTTGGTGATACTAGAAATAGAAAATTTGTTCCTAGAGTTATTTTAAGTTGTGACAATGTTTCAAACATATCAACACAGCTTGTATCTATATCTGACATTGGTTCAAGAGAAAGAGATATACCTATAATTAGATGGAGAGGTAATTTTGTTTGGGGAGATCCTCTATTTGTTTGGGGAGCTGATGAATTTACATGGGGTACACCGGGATTTATAGAACAAATGAGAAGATTTAATTCTGATGATCTAAGGTGTACTTATAAACAAATACAAGCAAAAAATGCTTTTGTTACTATAACTGAATCAGATGGTTTTGTTAATGGTGTAGTTGATGCTTTTGCAAAGACAGCTACAATTGTTAACCCCGGAACAAACGTATGGCCTACAGATATGGGTGGATACACTATTCACTTTAGTAGTAACTATGACATCGGATATGAGATATTAGCTCAGAGTGATGATACTTTAACATTAAAAGATGATGGAGCAACATTAGTTGATGGTTCTCAGGGATGGGAAATTAGAGGATATGCTAAAGATGAAATTATTAAAATCTTAGGTATAACTATGTTGTACGCATCACTTGGACAACAGCAAACAGATTTTGATCCTAGTTCTCTAGGTGGTAATAGTGGCAATTAAACTTTTACTAAAGGAAATAAAAGATAGGTATATCCAAGAAAACTTTCAAAGAATAGCAAAAGAAATTGAAAGTCTTGATAGTGGTGTGGCAGGTTCTATTAGTAATGTTGTAAACATAACGGCTACACAAGTATGGAATAAGTTTGATGACAGCGTATCGGCACTATCTACAAAAACAATAGATAGTTTGTCATCCACTAAGATGCTTCAAGCTAAATACGTAATAACGATATACAATGTTAATGAGGATAAATTTAAAAGTTTTGAAATGACAGTTAGCAGAAAAGAAGGTACTGTAGGTGATACAGTTTTTAATAAAATAGGCGACTCCATAGACTATGGGATAAATGCAATAGAAGTAGGCCCAGTTGTGCAGTTGCAAGTACAGAATAATGAATTATTTAACTTAAATGTGAGCATAGGAAGGCTCAGTCTTAACACGGAGTAGTTATGAGTAGACAATTTTTTGAAGTAGAAAAGGGACTTAGCATTGTATCTGAAAACGCAGATACAGGTGTTAAGTTATTATTTGGTGCAAATGCTCCCGGTGGAGCAACTGAAACAGATGGTGCAGAACAGGGTTCAATATACTGTAGAACTAATGGTGAATTTTACCAAAAGAATACATCTGGAACTGGAACAGATAAATGGGTTAGGATGGCCAATCTTAACGACATTACTGCATTATCATGGAGACCTGAACTTGTTAGAGCTGCTACTGGAGATGTAGCACCAACAACAGGATCGGTTATAAATTTAGTTACTAATCCATTTGGTGATGATGAAGGAACAACATTAGTTGCTGCAGACTTTGTAGTTGGAGAACATATTTTATTTGGTGTAGGTGGTACACCAAAGTTAATGAGAGTTTCAGTTGTTTCTGCACCTAACATTACAGTTGTAGATGCTGATGATCCATTGACAGGTAACGATTCATTAATGGTTAGAAACTATCTACCAGATGCTACTGATGATCAAGAGAAGCAAGCATTGGTTTTATATAATGGATCTGCAATTGTTAAACTAGCTGATTTCAATTGGGATATTGCTACAGGTATTAATTTATCTTCAGGGTATGCTCAAACAAATGGAACACTAAGTTCTGCAGATACAGTAGAAACTGCAATTGAAAAGTTGGATGGTAATCAAATTGACCTAACAACTCTTTCTGGAGTAGGACAAGGATCTGTTAATCTAGGTACTTTTACAGGTGCAACAATTTTAGATAATAGAACTACTAAACAAGCTCTACAGGATCTTGAAACTGCCTATGAAGAAACAGATCAAAACGTAGATGATCTTATCACTTTATCAGGTGTAGCTGAAAATGCTACCAATCAAGGAACTATGACAGGTGGAGATATTTTAACCGATAACTCTACAGAAAATGCGTTATTCCTTGAGATAGATGGTGAGCTAACTAGGCAACGTGGAAAATCTACTCTTGCAGGTGTAACTACTATTACTACATTGGACAGTGTTTTAGTTGATGATGTTTCAGCGGTAAAATATTTAATAACAATTGAGAAACAATCAGCACCGGGACAAAAGAGACATGTAGAATTTTTTGTTGGCCATAATGGTCATGCCAGTGGTGATGCTACAGTTGCAGATTCAACTGAATACGCAAAACTTAAAATAGGATCAAACTTTAATTACTCTATATCAGTAGATTTAAACGGAGTTACAACCGCTCAAACAATGAGACTGAGAGTAGCTTCTACTGAACCGGGTGGAATTAATGTTTATGCTAAAAGGATAGAAGTGTTGTTCTAATGGTAGACCTACGAAAAGCATTTGAGGTTAATGAGGGCATCCTTGTTAACCTTGAAAATGCAGGTACATTCTCAGAAGGCCCATTCTTAACAGGTGGGACAATTTCTCCAGTAGGCTTAAACTTACCTGAGAAAACTATATACCTTCAGAATACAGCTGCAGGTATTATTATTTGGAGAAAGTTTGGAAATGGTGTAAATGATTGGAGACAATTATCTGCCCAAGATATCCCTTTCGTCCCAACAACTACTGATTTAACTTCCTTTAATTCCCAAGCAGCAATAGAAGAACTTGCTAACCGTCATTATGGAAAAGATTTCGCCTCTAAAACAAAAGAATCCGGGGAGGATACTACAGGAAATTCTTTTGATGAATATGATAATTTAGCTTTTAATGTTTCAGATACTTCTGGAACTAATAAATATAGAATTGCTGTAAATTTCTTTTTCGGACACAGTAGCGCATCAAATGATATTAGAGCAAGGCTATTGCTAGATGGAGAACCTGTATATGAGATCAGAGTGGAACCTAAAGACGCTGGTACAGCTCAAAGAATACCCGCTTTTATCATTGATTATCCTGAGAATTTATCAAATGGTTCTCATAATATAAGTTTAGAGTATAGACCTGCTTCTTCTAGTAAGGTTTCTAGAATGTATAGAAGTACACTAGAAGTTTGGAGGGTAGAATGATTCACACTTATTCAGTAATAGATGACACCTTAAATGGAACTGTAGATTTGGGTATTTTATCTAAGCAATTTACTGGACTACCTTTTGATAAAATTACAGTAAAGAATGGGATTATAGCTATACATACTAATGAACCTAAGACATCTTTCGATCCAGTTGTAGCGGCACATAGTTCTTCTATAGTTACAGTTTATGAAGGAGTTGTTAGGGGTGCTATGGATTTCTTTAGTACAATGATGGTTCACTTCGCAGCCGAGAATGTAACCATGGGGATTACTCAAGCAGGCAAAACAAAAGAAGCAGCCGATTACTTATCTGTGGTAATGAGGTACGGACAATCTGGTTCGTTATATGCGGTAATGAATGAGATTGATACTTTAGTATCTAATGGTGTCCCCGCTTCACTTTCACCATTTGTCACAAGTGCTAGACTCACAGATTTCAAATCAGAAGTAGCGGGGTATTTAGGACTATGAAAGTTAAGGTTTTAAAATGTAGACCATTAATGAAATTACCGCTCCTAGCATGGGCCATTATGCTCTTTCAAGGTTTTAAACCGTGGGATGCACACGCTTTTTCCCACTTCGCTGTAGAGTTTACAAGCATTACAGGATATTCAAAGGTTATGGATGCCTCAAGTAAGGGAGTAAGAGACAGATTAACTCAGAAATTTTATGAAAGTTATTCCATTGTCAACTATAAAGAACTAGAATTAGAGTGTGAAATAGTTGATTTTTTACGATGGTATGAGAAACTAGAAGATAGACCGTATGATTATAGTCAAATTTTTGGTTTAGCTCTAAAAGCATTGGGCCTTATATCGTTTAATAAGTACGGAAAAAACTATAAAGCTTTAACCTGCAATGAGGTTGTTCTATCTATGTTGGAAAATTTTACCCCCTATACATTTGGTGATCCTGATAACTATGACCTATTAATGACATGGCAATCTGTGAAGGAATTATAATGAGATATTGGACATACTTAGAAATTAAAAACAAAGTTAGAAGAGATCTTGGAATAGAGCAAGAAACTTTCGTTACTCCAGAAGAATTACTTGGATATGTAAATGAAGCTATTGATGAATGTGAATCTGAGATCCACACATTATATGAAGATTACTTTTTAACAAAATCACTAATCTCAATTGTCAACGGTACAAAAGATTATGAACTACCCGCAAACATTTATGCCATGAAAATTAGATCTATGATTTTCACAGATGGCAATGAAGTCTATACAATTAAAAGATTCAAGAACACCATGCAGATGTTTGAAAAACTAGAGTATCAAGATTTAGTTGCTGATGATATATTTAGATATGTTCTATTTAATCACCAAGCTCTAACTGTCTCAGATCTTCCAGTTATACAATTAGTTCCAACTCCTAGAAAAAGTTTTACAGATGGAATAGCACTGTATTATTTCAGAAATGCTAACAGGATGGTAGATGATACTAGTGTCTGTGACATTCCCGAATTTATTCATTACGTAGTTCAACATGCAAAAGCTAGGTGTTATGAAAAAGAAGGTGATCCTAGAGCTATAGGTGCATTATCTATAGCTGATCGCTTCAGACAAAACATGGTCAACACATTAACTCAAATGACTCCTGATGGAGACAATGAAATAGAAAAAGATTTATCACACTATAGCGACATGGCAATAGATGATCAGTCATTCGATTAGGAGCGTTTAAAATGGCACAAAATAATATGCCTACGGCACAAGAAATTCAAATGCAACAATTGATGGATCAAATGAAATCTCAGGGTGAAGCAATGAAAGGCATCCAAGGTCAATTTAATTCTGGAAATATCATGCAAGCAGGTGATGATGGTTTACTTAGAGTTGGTGGTGGAACAAATAGATACGGTGAAGTAAGGCCAGATTTTACAACCATGCAAGGTGAACCGGGACAACTAGCGGATCAATTTAAAGAATCATTAGGGCCTTCATATCAAGCAATGCAAGATAAAGGACTAACTGAAGGTGATACAAGAGCTGCGGGTTTAGCTAGAGAACAACAGGGTTTAATGTCAGCTCAAGCAATGGATAGAAACGCTAGACAAAACGCAGGTGCTCAAACAGGTGCTAGAGGTAGTTTAGCTATGCGGGGTGGACTTACAGGTGGAGCTGCAGAAAGAATGGCTTCAGGTGGTGCTCAAGGTTTAATGAGAGCACAGCAAATGCAAAACATGCAAGATCAACAAGCTAACCTACAAATATCTGCAGGTGATGAAGCAATGAAAAATAAAATGCTTGGACAAACAGGTGGAGCTGAACAAATGATTGGTGGTAGAAATGTTGGTAGACTACAGCAAGATATTACTAATCAAAACAAACAAAAATTTGGTATTTATAAAGAAGATATGCAAGCGTTTGGTGCTGAAAAAACTGCACAAGCTCAACAACAGGCTAACTCAGGTGGGTGTATTATCACCACAGTTTTAAATGAAACTAAAGAGTGGACTGATAAAGAAAAATTACGTGCAGTTGTTTGGTGTAGAAGAACACACCATGATGGATCTCTCAGAGGTAAAATGTGGGTAGATGGGTATCATGCTTGGGGTGGAGTTTTTGCGGGAGTTATGCGTAAAAATAAAATCGTGAGAAAGATATGCAAATACTTGACTAAAAAGTTTGTTAAACACGTTACAAATGAAAAAAATATAATTGGTTTCGCAGTTAAATGGATATGGGTAAACCCCGCTTCATATACTATCGGAGCAATTTTAAATCTAGGAGATAGTTATGCTGAAGTTCTTTAAATTAATAATGAAAAGTGAAGATGGTTTTTGGATACCACTAGCTATGATGGCAGGTGGAATGATAAAAAATCAATTCGATAAAAAAGCTAATCAACGTCAAAATGATGCACAGATAGCACAGACAAAATATTCTGCTTTAACTGGAATGGGGCCGGGTCAAATTAAAAGTGATCCAAGTACAATTGGAGCGGGATTAAAATGGGGTGCTGCAGGTTTAGGTTTGCAACAAGGTCTTGCAGCGGCAGCGGCAGGTGGTTTAGGTGGAGCAGGTGCAGCGGGAGCAGGTGCAGTTGGAGCGGGTGCTCAAGGTGCGGGTCTAGCAGGTACAGCGGGATTAACAGGTGCGGGTGCTGCAGGTGCGGGTGCTGCAGGTGCAGGTGCAGGTTTAGCGGGTGCAGGTGCAACAGGACTTGATGCAGTTATGAGTGGTGGTACTGGAATGGGTAGTGCAGCGGGAACTCCAATGCAATCAGTAGGTGTTGATCCCTATGGAATGGGAAGTGCAATGAATGTTCAACAACCAAGTTGGCAACAATTACAACAAATGCAACAACAACCCGGTTTATATAACGCATAAGGAGTAATTATGGAAGATGGAAGCGGGACATGGTTAGGTCAATATAAAACTCCTATGTCCATATTGAGTGATAAATTAGATTTAGCGGGTGGTGCAAAAAGTATGTATCAAAATCTGCAACAACAACTAGCTATGAAAGATGCAAAAGAAAATTTTGGTGATCAAATTCAGGCGCAACAACCATATAGATTAGCTGAAGCGGGTCAAGGTGATCCTTTACCAAAAACAGTTGAAGATGCTTATCAACAAGCAATGCGTGGTCAAGGTGATACTTCTTCATTACCTATGACAACTCCTGTACCTACAAAAGAAAAAACAAAACAGGATCAAGAAAAAAATAAATTAAAAACAAATGCTCAAAATCAATACGAAAAAAATATGAGAAAATTCATGGAGCATAGAGAGAAGTTAATTAGAAATTCTGAAGAGCAAGCTAGACTGATGCGGGGTGGAGAAAACAGAGTAGATCTTTCTTCATTAATGGCTTTAGCTGATAGTGAGACAGGATCTAATCTGGCCAGATCTTATAAAGCTCCAATGACTCCAGAAAGAAGAGAGCAATTAGCGCAAGCAATGGAAGCTAGAGCGGGTCAAGGTTATGGTGCTCTTGCTAACAATGAATACCAGATGGCAACTCTTAATAATCAAAGAGATAAAGCTTTGAGAGATAGATTAACAGGTGGATTAAAACCTATGGATCTACAACGAATAAGGCAAGACTTTTCAAAATCTGGAGAAAAGAAAAACATGGATTCTTATGTTAACTTTTCAGATGAATTAAAAGACTATAAAAGTGCTCTCCAAGATTTTGAAGAAAAAGGTTCACCTTTAACTGGTAAAGAAGCTGCTAGAGTAGAGGCACTATTTAATAAACTTCTTACCACTATAAACAGAGATGAAGCGAAACTTGGTGCATTAGCAGGTGAAGATTTAAACATTCTTAGGGGTATATTAAAAAAACAAACAGGTGTAGGTGGAATAACTAATAGAACCCTAAGTGGGGGAGTACAGTCACAATATGAAGCTATTGATCATTTTATAAATACATCTTCAAATAAAGCTAATAAATATTTAGAGAACACAAGGGATATTTACCCGGTAGGTGTTGAAAAATCTATAGACACGTATAAAGATAGGGTAGGTGGTATCCGTGGATCTAGTAACATTCCTTTTGATCCCGACTCTTTTATTAAAGGAATATAAATATGTCCGAACAAGCTAGACAATGGTTAGAACAAAATCCAGATGATCCTAGAGCTGAAGCTGTAAGACAAAAGCTTCAATCAATGCCAACTCAAGAAGCTCCACAATCTCAAGGTAATCCACAAGCTGAAAAATGGCTTCAAGAAAACCCTGATGATCCTAGAGCTGAAGCTGTAAGACAAAAACTTGGATCTACTGGAAAAGTAGTTGATGAAGCTCACCCTGCAATATCTTGGAAGGATAGGGCCATAGTGAAAAACTTTGGTACTGGAAATGGACTAGGCTATCTAAAAAGTAAATACCCAAATCTACAAATTGAAGAACGTAGTGGCGATGTCGTTATGAAGGGTAAGAATGAAAATGAATGGAGAAAATTAGATCCAAGCTCACTAGAATTTGCTGATGTTTCTGATATTGCTTATGATGTTGGTGCAGGTATTTTAGAAGGTGGAGCAACATTAGCGGGTGCAGGTGCGGGAAGTTTACCCGGTGCTATAGCAGCGGGATCTGCCAGTGGTGCAGGTATGGAAGCACTAAGACAAAAAATCGGACAAGCTTTAGGTGTTAATAAAGAAATGGACATGGGACAAATGGGAGCTGCAACGGTAGCAGGTGGATTATCCCCGGTTCTTTTTGGTACAGGAAAAGCAGGTGCAAAATATTTAGAGAAAGGTTTACTTGGTGAAACTTTAGGTAAAGGTGCTAGTAAAGCATATAAAAAAGTTACTCGTGGATTTCTACCGGGTATGGCAGAAGTTTCTTCAGGTGAAAAAGCTAAAGTCTATAAAGACTACATTCGCAACATAGATGAAATGGAAAATTGGAAAAAAGATCCTGAATCATTTTTAAACTTTGCTGAAGAAGCGGGTATGGCAGTTGAAAAAAATGTTAATGATGCTGTGTCTCTACAGGGAGATAAGATAGGTCAGGTGCTATCTGAATTACCTGATTTAGATTTAACTAAAGTAATAGATATTAGGCCAGTTAGAAATGAGATGGTTCAACAAGCTAGTCTAATGGCGGGAAATCCAAAACCTAAAATAAGAGCTGCAGGTGAAGAACAACTAAAAATACTAAAAGAGATATTTGGAGATCATAAATTAGGTGCAGATGGAAATCCTATACCTACTGATTCTTGGAAGGATTTTGTATCTTTTAAAGATGCTGAAGGAATGAGAAACGAATTTACAGATCTTAATAAACAATTTAAAACAGATTTCTCAGGTGGTGAATTTTCAGATATGAAAAAGAAATATGGTATTGAGGGATGGAAAAATGTTGATAAAGCTGTAAAAGATTCTCTTAATAGTTATGGTGGAGACACTGGTAATAGATTAAAGCAAGCTCATAGTGAATATAGAAAAGCATTGGCAAATAGAAATAGATTAGAGAAGAAAATATTTACTGTAGATCCCGGTACAGGTGAGAAAGATTATACTAAAGTTTTTGACTTAGGTAGAACTCTTGATAACCCATCTAAAAAACTTATTAAAACTCAAATATCTAAAATGAGTCCCGACTTTATAAAAGCTGCAGATAAGATTGAAGCTTTTGCAAGGTTAAGTGATCCATCATATTTTCCAACGTCAGGGCCTTCGACATCAACAACAAAAACTCTTGCAATGGCAGGGTTAGGTGCGGGTGTAGGAGCAATAGGGGGTGATCAAAAATCTACTGGAATTGGATTAGGTATAGGATTACTTGGAATGGGGCCTAAAGCTTGGAGATTTTATTTTTCAAAAGGTAAATCAGGTGAAGATTTTCTCAAAAGAAAATTTAAAGAAGCGGGTGCTAAAGTTCCTAATGATATTAAGAAATATTATAACAAACAAATGGCAACACAGGGAACTTGGAATACTTTGAGAGATAGAGAAGCAAAAAACGAATAAAAAATGCTTCCCTTCATACCATTGGCCGTGGGTATTTAGGGAAGCAAAGTTCTTTCTTTTTAAATACTAACTGTTTTTCATATAATAAACTCTCGCTTATTTAAGTTTGGCCAATTTGTTATCTAATTGCTTGTACGTTACTTCCCTTCATTTCACCTAGTTTTTCTTCACGAGTAAGAATAACTGCCTCTAAAGAACCTAAAACTTCAGCTTCAATAGCTATGGAAGCTAAATCATCAAGATCAATTTTATGTGATTCAATGGCAACTTGGATCTCCATAAATTCTTTAACAGCTTTTTTAACACTATCATCTTCTAATTCAATATAAGAATTTGGAATGGGTTCACCTGCAGCTTGTACTACCTTCCCTTCAGCGTCTAGTTTCTCTACTGTAAGAGCGGGTTTAATCTCCCCTTCTTCAGTTAGCTCAACATTCTTTTTTAAAACGTCTAAATAGGCATCTCTACCTTCAGCCATTTCTTTATCAATTTGCTTGATCATTCGAGTCAAGTTCCACGCTGCTTTTGTGGGTAGTTTTTGTGCTCCTAGAACTCGAAGTCCTTCTGATAGTGATGGTGAATTTAATTGTTCATAGCTTAAATTAAACATACTCTTTTACTCCTTTGATATAGGAAATAATTTCCCTGTATAATATTATTAATGAATAGTAACCAAATTGGCCTGATGGCCGAATTAAAATTCCAAACTTTGGCAATCTCTAAAAATTTAAAAATTAGTGCTCCAGTGTGTGCGTCTTCCCGGTATGACTTCATTGTTGATAATGGTATTAATCTTTTAAAAGTCCAAGTGAAAAGCACTAAGACTGAAAGAAAGAGAAAAAACACAGTAGCGTATGAAGTGGCATTGTGTGGTGGTGATAGGATGACTAAATATAGGTCAGATGAAGTAGATATGTTTTGCATATACTTAGAAGCTTTGGATATTTGGTATGTACTACCTGCTAAAAAAGTTAAAGATATAAAATACATAACCTTATTTCCTAATAGTGAAGATTCAAAATATGATGTTTACAAAGATGCTTGGGATTTATTCTATAATCCCGATAACAAAGAGTAAACTTCTTCCCAGTTTTCGGGATAAACTCTTAAACCTATTCCACCTGCTTTTCTTATTAATTTTAAGTTATGGTTTTGAAGTAGTTCACCATCTCCACCATGCCCTTTTTTTCTAACTTTTAATTCCAGTGCTACAAATCTACCATTAACTAATCCAATCACATCTGGAATACCAAACATTCCTACAAGCTGTACTTTGAACCACCATGACTTAGGTATTGATTTAAGTTTTGGTTTTATTCTAATCCAAAATACAGATTCAGGTTGTTTTGCCATTAGTCTCTATCTGTGACAAATTCTAAACTAACTGCATAGACATCAAAAGCTGAGTTATCATTTTTCTTTGCAATCTTTTTACACTCTTTAACGTATTCTGTGTAGTGTTCATTCTTCCCTTCATCTTGTAGATCTTCAACTAAAACACACTCACATCTCACACACCAAATTTGTATACCTTCATGGCCTGAAAGGAATGTGTAGAATAGAGATTCAAGATCTTGCATAGCTCCCATAAGGTGCATTTCATTTGTAGTACACATCATTGCTGCTAGTGCATTTTTTGAATCATTAATAAATAAAACTTCAGTAGAAATATCAGCTACATTTTCTTCACCTAGTTGTAGCCCTACTCCCATTACATCTGGTTCATTAATTTCTTCTTCACCTAAAATTTTTGCTTCTTCTTCTTCGATGTCTAATTGTTGTTCTTGAATTTCCATATTACGCTCCTTTATAAGCTAGTTTTTCACCCCATGATTTCTTAGAGAAATCAACACCTACTGTATATGGTAGGTGTTTAGTTGGGGCAACATTTTCCATAATTTCTTTTAACAACGGCACTAAGTAAAATTCATCGTTGTGAATGTCAAAAAGTAATTCGTCATGTACCTGCAGTATCATCTTAGACTTTGTACCCTGTAGTAAAGCAAAACATTTGATCATAGCTCTTTTAATCCAATCTGCAGTTTCACCTTGGATAAGGTAGTTAGGGCCTTTGTATGCAAAATTCTTAATTTTAAAGGTGTACTTCCTACCAAAATCATTAAACAAAGCTCCCTGTTCTGCAGCTTCAATTGTTCTTTTAACAAATGCTTCAACTGCAGGTAGTTTAGAAAAGTAGGTTTGTTTTAGGTCTTTTGCTTTTGTTAATATCTCCACACCATGTTCAACATCATTTATACTTAACTCTAATTCGTTTGCTATTCTGATATTGTTTCATTGAAAATCTCTAAAGAAATGGTACTTCTGAATTAATTTTAAAATGTGTTCAGGTAAATGAGATCCATATAAACCCATTGCCATAACTGCAATCCCGCCACCGTATAAAAGGAGAAAATTCATCATTTTAGCTTTATCCCGGTCATTAATCTCCATTTGATTATCAGTGGCAGTATGGACATCTAAACCTGTTAGCACCTGTTCAATAACTCCCATCTCTTCAGCTTTGTTAAGCATCATACGATATTCAAATTGATCAAAGTCTAGTGCAAATAATGTGTGATCTTTGGAGCGGGGTAGAAAAGCTTTTCTTACGGGAAATCTGGAATTGGCTTCATTTCTCTTTGGAACCTGCTGTAAGTTAGGGTCACTGGAACTAAAGCGGCCTGTTCTTGTTGCTGCTTGATTAAGACTTGCATGGATAAAGCAAGATTCATCTGAGTGGTAAATATATGAAGCAAAGAATGATGCTTTTTTATTGCAGCTTCTAAAGTCTCTAATAGCTTTAGCGATTGGGGTGTTAAGGTTTTCGAGAACATCTTTTGTAAACGATGGATTACCCTTTTCTGTAACTGGGTATTTATATCCAAGCGATGTAAAAGATTCAGCATGTCTTTTTCCAGAATCGACAAATTCAAAACCAGAAATTTCTCTGTATCTTTCTTTGACTTTAATGGCTTCATTTGTGTAGTGATCATAAGCTTCCTCACAATACTTTAAGTCTACCTTAATTCCCTCCCGCTTCATAGTAGCTAGAACTGGAACTAGATCTCTTTCAGTTTGAACAGAATCTTCCCATCCAAAAGGGTTAGGTATAGACATTAATTGTTGAAAGTAGTGGATACCTAAATCATAGGTTATTCTTGCATCTTGATTGGCATATTTAAACATTATTTCAAATGGAACCAAGTGAAAAAAGTATTCTGTTTCAGGTGTCTTTTTTCCACGTACTTGAAATTTTCTGAAAAGTTTATGTTGTACACAATAAGCTTTTACAATATCAGATTTAGCTTCACCAATATCCTTTGCTAATGTTGCCATTCCAATTGCAAAGCGGTCATTATTTACTAATCTTGCTAATGATTCATTTGGATAGATCCTAATTTTTGAAAGATCTGCATTTTCCATTACCATCATTAATATATCAAACACAGGATTTTGCATAAAAATACGGCCTGTGAAGTTTTCTAAAATTTTAGGTATAAAGTTTCTGTTAAGTGGGAGTTCTATATTCCTAAGATGATCAGGGTGAGAATTAAAATTAAAATAATATTCTTCATCTTTTGTCCCTATAGTTATACAAAATAATCTATGTCCTTTATGATAATAAAGTCCTTCAGTTTCAGTGTCAAATGAGATGTAGGGAGAATCTACTATGGCCTCAACAGCTTTGGTAAATGTGCTCGGAGTGACCATAATAGACATTAAACTATTTCCAAGTAGAGATTAATTTAGTTTTCTTTGCAGATACTAAAACTTGGTTAATAAAAGCGGCTTTAGATAGATTCATCTTTTTAGCTTCTTTCATAACCCAGTCTCCAGTTTTCTGATCTGTGTAACTATAAAGTTTAACAGGTACAGGAGTGGCGGTCTTTTTGGAAATAACTTTCTTTGTTACTGCTTTTCTTGGTAGTGTTCTCATTTTTGTCTCCTTTAGACTTCTTCTACAGGACATGGAAATTCCATATTATTAATTAATATTAATTTTGATTCTAAAACCCATGTCTTTGAATCGGGATGCCATTTAAATCCAAGGTTTTTTACACCGTCTTTAATGGTGTTGAAATCTTCCATTGCTTGTTTGAAATTTCCGTTACGCTCTTTAGGGTATTGGAATTTTGCAATCAACTTTACAATTGGAGATTCAGCAATGGCCTGAACTTCTTCCCAAGGGTACATTGCCATAACCTTTAACATGGAGAGAACATCGGCTACAGCTCTATGTGGAAATGGGTTAGCAAAACCATGAAACGCTTGAAGGTAAGTTAGGTTTCTTGATTTACAATTATTTGGAAATGGTATATCTGTCATGGTGTCAATCAAAGTTTTACCGGGTGTTCTTAACCCTAGAGCTTTGAAGCGGGATGCCATGATTGGTATGTCAAAATTTCTACCATTGTGAGCTACTAAATAATTAGCTTCAAATGCCATGTCAGAAAACTTATTTAACGCATCTAATTCATTAACACCATGATTGTTACACATTTCAGTTGTGATCCCGGTGTACTCTACAGCTTCAGGAGAAACTTCTTTTCCTTCAGGTTGTACTAATGTGTTGTAAATTTCTAATGGCATGTTGGTATCTGTATCCCAAAGAACACAACCAATTTCTGTTATCCAATTTTCTTCTTTAGGTAGATTAAAAGCTCCACCTGTCTCTAAGTCAAATCCTAATACTTTCATTTTGATTTCCTTTTATGTTTATTGAATCTTTTACGAATATCTTTAAAATTACTTAGTGCTATAACTTTGTTCGATTTTTTAACGGTTATACTGTATGCGAAATCTAAACGATAGATACAGTCTTGAATTATTCCTTCAAGGTTTTTAATGGTTTCTTCTTGGGTATATTCTTTGGTAGTGGCATAGGCTTTTGCTTTTCCCACTTTATCATTTCCCATAATAAAATTCATACCTACTCCTTTTAAATAGGCCCACTCCTTCGATGAATAGTAATTCACGTACCGGGAGTGGGGGATCTTATAGAATCTCAAACTTTAACTTCACTATAACTCAGCAAAAGTTTTACCTAAAAATTTACGTTGTTTAACTTTTCTTCAGCATCAGCTTTTGTGACTGTTTTTGGTGCTGATTTTTGTTCAGTTGGAGCATCTTGCTGTGCCATGAATTTAGCTTTAGTGGTATTGAACTCATTGAAGTATTGGATACAAACTTCAGTTTCTTTTGCAGTTGCATCTCTACCTATAGAGAGATCCGCTCCCCACCAAGTATCCTCACCATTTGTTCTTTGAGATATTGAAGCTCTAAAAACTCTTTGATGTGAAGAGATACCTTTAGCACCTAATCTTTGAATAACAGAATTTAACTTTTTAGTTTCTTTAACTGCAGTTGATCTAAATGCAAATTCATAAGGCATTTCAAGGCCGTCTTTGATTTCTTCTGGTAAAAGAACAACATAAGAAAAATGAAATGTTCTAGTTAATAATTTACCATCAACTTCTTCTTCCCAAGGTAATTCATTGGCATTTACACCGGGAAATTTAGCTACAAAATCTTTTGTGTTCTTGTCTTTAACAACCCAATATTTCATAACTCCCACAATCATAAAATCTAATGGCTTTGCTTCTTCATCTTTGTAACCCTTATGAGCAAGCTCAATTTCTGGTTCTTGAAGATTAACAATTGAACCTTGTCTACACTTCTCTTCTTTAACGAAATCAGATCCCGGTTGCATAAGTGTTAATCTACCTTGTTGAACATCATCATTAGATAGATCACCTGCAATACCACCCTGTACTTCAGTTGATACTGCATTACCTTTTGTTTTTGCTACTTGTTTTGTCATTTTCAGCTCCTTACTTTTTCTTAGTTAGTGAATATTTTGTCCAAGGGTCTTTTCTTAAAACTCCCGGTGGAATAAAATTAAAATCATTTCTTGCTTCAGCAATTTCTACTTCAGACTTAACATAAGAATTAAGAGAAGCTGCGTTAACAGTAATCATTGATGTGTACATTTCTTTTTCTTTTAAATAAGCAAAAAATTCTTCTTTAGATTCATCGTCTTTTGGAAGGATATAACCTTCTTCAAGTTTTGCTGTGAATGTACCAACTTTAGAAATGTATTTTTTCATCTCTAACTTTTCAAGCATCATGCCTACTTCATGGCATTTTTCTTCATAATTACACCAAACTTTAGCGTTTAAATCTTTGTTGTATTTGTGCGTTGCTTTTAAATCAAAAGCTTCAGCGATTGTTGACTCCAGTTTGGATACTGTGATGTCATCTGCAATTGGTTTATCTAACATGTGAGTTCCTTGAATAAGTTTCAAACATTGATTTCAATGCTCTTATATGATCTTCATCTAAATATTTAGGTGGTACTACCAATGTTGTTCCATTGAATTTATTTTGTAAGCAAAAACAATATCTAATAATTTCACTAGAAATTTCTTTTGCTTGGGCTTCATTTTCTTGTTTCTTTAATAGTTCTAGGTATTCATCATAATCAATTGTAATTCGTTTAGTCATTGGATCTCCTTTGCGAACATGTATATTTGCGTACCGTACGGTAAATGTCAAAAGCTTTTTCTAACTAAGGCTAATATTTCTTCTGAAGTGACAATTTTTCTCGATAAACTCGAATCAATTTCTTCATCAATAGTCTCTCTACACTGGATAACAATTTCAGTGATTTTATCATGTAAGTCGATACTTCCACCCCGGTAGTTACGTGCCGCAGCCTGAATCTTTCGCTCCAAACTGAAATCACGACTATACCATATAGAATGACTAGCCGACTTAATATTAACACCAATCCCCAAACTAGCGGGATGGCCAATACAAACGGAGATAGAATCATCCTCATTAAAAGACTTAATGTTAGCAAACTTTTCCTTAGTATTGATGAGGCCGTGTCCTTCAACATATCCAAGTTTGAGTGATTCACAGACTTCTCGGATCTGCTTGTAGTTTTCGTGGAATACGGCCCAGATGATGACTTTTTGCTTTGCTTCAACGCAAATGTCGAATAAGAGTTCTTTAAGTGCTTTTTCCCTTTCATTTTTTAACCTTACAATTTTTCCATCTTCAGTCTTAACAAAACCAGATGATATTTGGGCCAATCTTAAAAGTTTAACTAAGGCAATATCCGCAGTTACAGCTTCACCATCTATGACCGTTATTAGATGTTTTTTCATTTCATTGTATGCTTTTCTCTGTGAAGGGGTCATGTCTACTTTAACAATCTTCTCTACCTTCTCAGGGAGATCTATACATTCTTCTTTTAACGCTCTCATTGATTTAGCATAGATCTTTTCATTCATTTCATCATAAGCACCTGTTCTCACCTTCCAATCTGGAATGTGGATATTATTAACTTTGGGTCTACCGTAGTTAGCATCATAGAAATATTTGTTCTGGAAATTATAAAAGTTTCTTCCAAATGATTCACCCTTATCTAAGATCCTAAATTGAGCGTAGGCATCAAATGGTGAGTTAGTTATAAAAGAACCTGTGAGCAAATATCTGAACGTAGTTTTGTCAGATATTGTTGAAATTCGTTTTGTTCTTTTTGCATTGTGAGTTTTACATCTGTGAGATTCATCAAGAACCAATACTTCGGGGCAAAATTCCTTTCTAATAAAATCATAGAACTCTGTAGATGCTCCAATGGCTTCATAATTTGTGATAAGTATGACGTTACCATCGTATTTATCGAGTGCGATACTCGCTTGCTTAATTCTTCTTTTAACAGGCCCAAATAAAGGGATAACTCTTTCTCTAGGAGTTTTTGAGAATTTGTCAATCTCTTGCTGCCAATTTTCCAAAGTGATAATTGGGGATATAATAAGTGTACGTAAAACCCGCCCCGCTTTAAAATATCTGTAACGGAGTAGAGTAATGAGTGTAAGTGTTTTTCCTGTTCCAACATCGAATAAATATGCGTACTCAGGTAAGTCTTTTGCTGCATGAAAACCATTCTCCTGATGCTTCCAGTGTTGAACTATGTCATTTGGAAAATCCATTATTTCACCCTTGAGTAGTTAAAGTCTCTTCGACTTAAAAAAGCTACCGATAGATCCACTTTTACTGAATCTATTGTTTTATCTTTGTTAAATCTTTTATCCCAGTAATGAAATGCTCTATAGTTAAAATCGGGTATCTCTATTACTATTTTTTTTATTTTATTTGCACATTCTATAATATCAAATGTTGCTCCATAAGCAGCTTCAATATAATTGTGTACGTAGCTTACATTAGACATTACAAACTCGCAGGTTCATTATGACAGTGATAAAAAGTTGGATACTCTAAAACAACCTCAAAAGCTTGTGTGCAATATTCTTTAAGTGCTTCTTTATCGTGCATAGATAGAAATTCAAAGTCTATATCAAGTGCTAAACCATATAGGTGTTTACTTGTGTGAGATCCACCTACTTCTTTACTCATATTATGAACTTGACAGCGATACCCACTATTAACATTTAAAGGTTTACCAAAATTAGCTCTTACAGCGTTCCATGAGTTTATTGTTTTGGTGTCAAAATATGTTGACATACAATAGGAATTTGTA